GGTAGGGCAGGTAGTTGAGATGGGTGGCGCTCAACAGCAGCAAGCTACATTTAATCGTGAGGCTGAGATTAAAGCACTTGGCCCAAATGCAAATGCTATGATCAAGTCAATGACTGACTGGGGTAGAGGATTGGTCAATAAAGGCATATGGGGTGCTGATGATTTTGAGGAGTTTAAGATTATGGTCGGGACAGCTAAAGGCATTAAAGCTTTGGCTAAGTTGCGTGAAACCTATGAAGGCACTAAGATTCCTACCAACTCAATGCCAATTGATGGCGCACCAAGTAAAGAAGAGCTGTACCAAATGGTTAATGATCCGAAGTATAAAACTGACGTAGCTTACCGCCAAAAGGTGGAAAAGATGTTTGCTCAGACATTCGGTTAAAGTCTCCCCTCCTTCACGGAGTTGCCCAGCCAAGTGCTGGGCTTTTTTTCGTTTTGCGTTTTTCTAAAAATGGTGTAAAACGCTATCAAGGCATATCAGGCTTGTATCGTCTGACCCTTACCACTACGGATGTAGACGTTTAGGCTAACGTAAAAAGCAAGCAGCAGACCCTAGCGATAGGCATATCAGCAGCGACAAACTATCTTATCAAACTATTAAGGAGTATAACATGAGCGTATCATTGTCAAACGCTTTCGTTACCCTGTTTGACGCAGAAGTTAAACAAGCATTCCAAGGTAAGGCAATGCTCGTTGGTGCTGTGCGTCAGCGTAGAGGTGTCGAAGGCTCAACAGTAAAATTTCCTAAAGTCGGTCGTGGTGTAGCTACAGCTCGCATTACTCAGACTGATGTAACCCCAATGAACGTAGGCTTCAGCTCAGTGACTTGCACACTGCAAGACTGGAATGCAGCTGAGTATTCAGACATTTTCTCCCAGCAAAAAGTAAACTTTGACGAGCGTCAAGAACTCGTACAAGTTGTAGCTTCTGCAATGGGTCGTAGACAAGACCAGTTAATTCTGGATGCATTAGGTTCTTCTGGTACTTCATTGACAGTTGCTAACAGCATTGGTGGTTCTAATACCAATATGAACTTAGCTAAACTGCGTGAGGCAAAGCGCTTGCTCGATAAGAATAACGTACCTGCTGAAGGTCGTAATATTCTGATTCATGCAAACGGTTTATCTAACTTGTTGTCTGAGACAGCTGTAACCTCTTCTGACTTCAATAGCATCAAGGCTCTGGTACAAGGCGAGATCAACACTTACTTGGGTTTCACTTTCCATGTATTGGGTGATCGCTCTGAAGGTGGTTTAGCTATCGATGCTTCTTTGGATCGTACTTGTTTCGCATTCCACAAAGATGCAATCGGCTACGCTGAAGGTATCGGTATGCGCTCCGAGATCAACTACATTCCTGAGAAGACCAGCTGGTTGGTCAACGAAGTATTCAGCGCTGGCGCTGTAACCATTGATGCGGAAGGTATTGTTAAAATTACCTGCCGTGAAACTTAATAGGGGGCTAACATGGCATTTTCCGCAGATGGCTTTGCAACAATCGCAGCGAGTAAAGCTGGCAATGCGCCATCAATTTACTCGTACAAAACAGCTGATACACAAGCAACTGTTAATACCGTTAGCTATTTTGACAGCATTGCATCACTGTTAAAAGTTGGCGATATTATCTTTGTTTACGATAGCACTACTCCTAGCTTAGTATTGACTTACGTCAATGCAGTCAGCTCTGCTGGTGTGGTTGATATTGCAGACGGCACAACCGTAAGCGCAACTGATACAGACTAATCTGGTCTGAATCAAGCACAGGGCTGCTCTTGCACAACAAGGGTAGCCCTTTATCACATTAAGGATCTGACATGGCTGCTGGCGATACCAGTTTATCAATCTGCTCAGACGCATTAATAATGCTTGGCGCTCGTCCTATATCGTCATTTAACGATGGTACGGATGAGGCTAATATTGCTGATCGACTTTATCATGACATCAAAAATCAAATTTTGATGACGTATCCTTGGTCGTTTAGTTTTAAAAAAGAAAAACTAGCACAGCTAGTAACTACTCCAACTAATGAATATCGTTATGAATATGCTTTAACTGGTGATCGTTTAGGATCTCCTCGCAAGATATTTAACACAGGAAATGTTGGCGCTTATCCAATCCAAAACTACAAGATTATGGGTGATAAGGTGCTGACGAATGAGCAAACTATTTACGCTGAATATCAGTATTCAACTCCAGAATTTGCTATGCCATCCTACTTTGTGCAGCTGCTCAAATATGTAATGGCTTGGCACTTTGCTTTACCAATCACAGATCAGGTAGATAAGGCTCAATACTGGCAGAGTGTAGCTGTGGGATCTCCAGCTGAGAATGGTCGTGGTGGATATATGCGTACATCCATTAATATTGATGGACAGAATAATCCTGTACAGTCTATTGAAGACTACTCACTGATAGCGGTTAGATACTAATGACTCGTTTCGTATCACTCCAGACAAACTTCTCTTCAGGAGAAATGGATCCACTACTGCTGGCTCGTGTGGATCTTGCTGCCTATCAGAATGCTTTGTCTGAGGCTACTAACGTAGTGATCCAGCCGCAAGGTGGATTGAGACGTAGAGCAGGTTTAAGGTACTTGTCTGCATTACCAAACGCTGGCGCAGAGTCTGCCGCTAATGGTGTGAGATGCGTTGCGTTTGAGTTTTCAACTTCAGATAGTTATATGCTTGTTTTCACACATAACAGAATGTATGTGTACCGAAACAAGGTATTAATTACGAACATTAATGGATCTGGATTACCGTATTTAAATACGTCTTCTTTAGGTTTAACTGGAGCAAGATTAGGTAAAATTTGCTGGACTCAATCAGCTGATACTTTGGTTGTGGTTCACCCATCTATACCGCCAATCAAGATCGTGCGTGGAGCTACCAATGCTGACTGGACTGGATCAGCGATTACGTTTGACTCTGTACCTAAGTATGCATTTACTCTTAGTGTAACTAATCCAGCTGCTACGCTGACACCATCAGCTGTATCTGGAAAGATAACGCTAACTGCTAGTGCATCAGTATTTACATCTGGTAGTGTTGGTCAGTATGTGAATGCTAGTCCACAGGGTAGAGCTAAGATTGTTGCATACACATCAGGCACTGTGGTAAGCGCTATAACAGAGTTCCCATTTTTTAATTCATCAGCTATTGCATCAGGTAGCTGGGATTATGAGTCAGGTTATGAGGCTGTGTGGTCAGCTACAAAAGGCTATCCTGCTACGGTTACATTCCATGAGGGTAGGCTTTATTTTGGCGGTAGTGAATCTAGACCGTCTACCATGTGGGGATCTAAGGTAGGTATATTCTTTGACTTTGAAGCTACCGAAGGATTGGATGACGATGCGGTAGAGGCAACACTAGACACCAATACTTACAACTCCATTACAGACATAATCTCAGGTCGAGATCTGCAAGTGTTTACAACTGGTGGTGAGTTCTATGTGCCACAGAATGGTCTAGATCCAATTACACCGACTAACTTTTTCTTAAAGACGATTAGTCGTAACGGCAGCAAGGAAGGTATTCGAGTACAGCAGCTGGAATCTGGCACTCTATTTATTCAGCGTCAAGGCAAGTCATTAAATGAGATGGCTTTCTCTGATACGCAGCTGACGTATTTAACAAATAAGATTTCTTTGCTGGCTGGTCATTTACTAAAGAATCCTACTCGACTAGGTTTGCGTAGAACTGTAGCTACAGACGAGAATGACTTGCTTTTAATTGTAAATGCTACTGGTGGCTCAATAGCTGTATTCTCATTACTGCGTCAGCAGAATGTGATTGCGCCATCAGAGTTTGATACTGACGGTGAGTTTATTGATGTTGGTGTGGATATCACTACAATTTACGCAATCGTTAAGCGCACTGTTAATGGTGCTACTCAATACTATGTGGAGTATTTTGATGATGATGCCTACATGGATTGCGCTGTAAAAGGTGGTGCAGCTGCAAGTGTATCTATGTCTCATTTGATTGGTAAGACAGTTAATATAAAGCTAGATGGCACTATCCAGCCTGATCAAGTAGTACCTGCTGGTGGAACTATTACATTTGCTAGAGCAGCCGCATCATCATATGAAGTTGGTTTGCCGTACACAGTAACTGTAGCAACTCAGCCAGTAGAATTAAAACTGGCATCAGGTACTCGCATTGGATTTAAAAAACGTATTGTGGAAGTGAATGCTGTATTAAAAGATACGCAGCATATAAAGATTAATAATATCGAAGTGCCTATTAGAAGTTTTGATACTGCCAGCATATTGGATGCTGACATTCCAGACTTCACTGGCATCAAGGTATTGCATGGGATCTTGGGATATTCTCAGGACGCAAAGATTACCGTATCTCAAAATCTCCCATTGAAAATGACGCTACTAGGTATTGAGTACAAAGTAGCCACACACCAAGGGACTTAACATGGCACAGTTAGTATTAGTTGCGGCTGCATTACAAGCATATAGCGCTATTCAAGCTGGTAACGCTAGAGGCAGGATGCTTCACTTGCAGGGAGCGCAAGCTAATCTTGAAGGTCAGCAACGTGCATTACAGGAAGAGCAGAAAGCAAACATGGTTTTAGATAGGTTAAACCAAACAAATTC